AGAGAAACTTCCAACACCATCTGTTTTGCAACGCCCGAACGATAGACAAAATATGTTTGAGTTCGTTCACCAAACGATGGCAACTCTCGCTTTGCACGGCAACGCCTACATTTATGCGCCTCAAGGAAACAACGGTTTGCCTTTGGAGATGCGAAATATTCACCCGAAAGCAATCAACCGAATCGCAGTAAGCGACACAGGCGAAATGATTTACGAGATGGGCAAACAAGAATATTCAAGCAAAGACATTCGTGCAATCCACTGGTTAATCTTGCCGAATCAGTTGCGTGGCGTTTCACCGATAGACACAATGCGAAACACTGTCGGTATGGGCTTAGCGATGGATAGATTCTTGGCACAGTTCTATGGTGAAGGTGCAACACCGTCATCAGTTTTGGAAACAGATGGCGCATTAACACCAGATCAGGCACGACAGATTCGTGATTCGTGGGAAGAATCACATTACAAACATCGTAAACCAGCCGTGCTTCAAGGCGGATTGAAGTGGAGATCAATCACAACGAGCGCAGCCGATATGCAAATGTTGGAACATAAAGAGTCAATCATTCGTGATATCGCCCGTGTCTATCGCATACCGCTTCACTTAATCATCGGCACAGGCGGAGACAGCCAGACATATCAGAATCTTGAAGCAGTCGGTTCGGCGTTCTACCAATACACGCTTCTTGGTTGGGTTCGTAGATTGGAAACAGCGTTCAGCGAAATGTTGCCTATCAATGAGCAGGTTCGTTTCAATGCTTCAGAGTTCTTGCGAGCCGATCTGATGACCCGTGTTAAGGCACAGCAGTTGCAGATTCTTTCTGGCACGATGACACCGAACGAGGCACGAGAGATTGAGAACCGTGAACCTTACGATGGTGGCAACGACTTCAGCGCACCTTCAACCACACCGAACATCGGCAGTGATGCTATACCACCTGAGAAGTAGCAAACATTTATGATTTCAAAAGCAGTAACAGTTACAACTTCACCAACTTTAACTGTTGCAGCAGACAACCAACCTCGTACTTGTTATTTTCATTCAACAAGCGGAAGCACATATTTAGGAAACAGTGCAGTGAGTATATCTGATGGTTTACATTTGCCGAACAATCAAACAATCACAATTCTTGTACCGTTCGGTGAAAGTTTGTACGGTGTCACTAATACTGGTACAACTAGTGTTCGTGTTTTAACACCTGATTTGGATTGATATGTCTAACCAAATAATAATGATCGGCGATGATGATCAGATTGTTATGAATCAAGAAGAAATTATCAACGAGTGCCCAATAGCAACTCAAGATATTTCTGTGAATCTTAAAAACAGATTGAACGCAGTTGAAGTTGCGAATTATGGACCGATGAACCCTGAACTATCAAATAATGAGTTTTGGATAGCAAAAGGTGAACTGTTCAAAACAACTTCAGAAATTGCCAAACAGTCACGCTGTGCAAATTGTGCAGCATTTATTCAGACTAGTGAAATGATTTCTTGTATTGAAAAAGGATTAGATTCAGGCATAGAGGCAACTGCGATTGTTGAAAAAGCAAACTTTGGTTATTGTGAAATCTTTGATTTTAAGTGTGCTGGAGAAAGAACCTGTGATGCTTGGGTGTTTGGTGGTGCGATAACAGATACAGACATAATGCAATTAGCGGTTGAAGAAGTTGTTGATATAAATGAACCCGAATCTGATGAGTATCGGGCAGTCAATTTATCTGTGCCAGCATTTATGCGAGCGTCAGCAAAACGAGGTTTAGCATTACACGAGCAAGGCTTTTCGGGTGATGGTCTTGTGCCTGCAACTGTTGCTGATGCTCGCCGTATGGCGAACGGTGAAGCGTTAAGCGAGAACAAATGGCGCAAAATATCCCCGTGGATTGCTCGCCATATTGTTGATCTTGACGCAGTTCAAGGCGATGAAATAACTGCTGGACTTGTCGCTATGTTGTTGTGGGGTGGCGGTTCAAGCAAAGCGAGCGCAAGACGAGCGCAAGCATACGCTGACCGTGTTGTGGCAAAGTTAGATGAAACAAAGTAAAGTGAGGCAACTATGAGCGAAACATTTAATTGGGTTGCGAAACCGATTGACGAAAAAAGAACTATTGCATACAGCAATCTTGAAGTTCGTGCTGAAGGTGATGGCAACACGCTTGTAGGTTACGCAGCAATCTTTGATTCACCATCAGAGCCGATGCCGTTCACAGAATATGTGAAGCGTGGTGCGTTCTCAAAAACTTTGAACGATGGCGCAGATGTTCGCCTACTTATTGATCACGAAGGAGTGCCATTGGCTCGCTCAAAATCAGGCACACTCGCCTTAGAGGAAGATGAGCGTGGCTTGCGTGTAGAAGCAGAACTTGACCCAAGCAACCCTGATGCTGCACGAATCATCTCAGCGATGAAACGAGGCGACTTAAACCAAATGAGTTTTGCTTTCCGCACAATCAAAGATAACTGGTCAGATGATCGTTCAGTTCGTGAACTTCGTGAGGTTCAGTTGTTTGATGTGAGCGTGGTTACTTTCCCTGCATACGAAGAAACGGTGGCAGAGTTGCGTAACGCTTCTGCACCTGTTACTATCGCACCGACTTCCTTAATGCGTTTGCGAAAATCGCAGATCGCTTTAGAGAAGTTACGCAGCCGTTAAACAGCCGAACATTCGTTCACTGAGTTTTGACACTCCGAAGAAAACAAAAACTATAAGACCATTGGAGGTCGTAATGTCATTTAGCACAACACTTATTGAAAAGCGTGATGCTGCACTTGCAAAGGCTGAAGCAATCGTTTCGGCAGCAACAGCAGACGCACGAGAACTGACAGTTGAAGAAGATGCAGAAATCACCGCATCACTCGCTGATGTTCGTTCACTTGATGAACAAATTGAAAAGCACACTGAACTTGAAAAGCGTTCAGCAGAAGCAGCAGAACTTCGCAAAGAAAAGAAGTTTGATGTTGCTGTCGGCGGAACAGTCGTGAAGTCAGAGGCTCGCACCTACTCGCCACAAGCAGGGTCATCGTTTATCGCTGATGCTTTCGCAGCACAGTTCAATAACGATTACTCAGCACAACAGCGTCTTGCTCGCCATATGAATGAAGAAAAGATTGAACGCCGTGATGTAACCAGCGCAAACTTTGCTGGCTTGGTCGTGCCTCAATTCTTGACTGAGTTGGCTGCACCGTTCGCTCGTGCAGGTCGTGTAACAGCCGATCTTGCTCGCAAGCATCAACTCCCTGAATCTGGTTTAACAATCAGCCTCAGCAAAGTAACAACAGGTTCAGCAACAGCAGCACAAACTGAAGGTGCAGCAGTTCAAGAAACCAATATGGACGACACGAAACTGGATATCAGCGTTGTAACAATCGCTGGTCAGCAAAATGTCAGCCGTCAATCACTTGAGCGTGGAACAAACATTGACAGCCTTGTTATGGCTGACCTTGTTTCTTCATACAACACGGTTTTGAACACAGCAGTAGTTGCTGAATTGTTCTCATCGGCTGGTCAGTCTGTAACTTATACAGACGCTTCACCAACTGTTGCGGAACTTTATCCAAAACTTGTTGATGCAGTGCAGAAAGTTCAAACAACTTTCTTTGCTGGACCAAATGTGATGATTATGCACCCACGCCGACTTGCGTTTATCTTGGCAGCAGTTGATGGTCAATCACGACCACTCGCTGTTCCAACACCAACAAGTTCAGGTCAGCCTGCATACGCATACGGTTCAGGTGCAGCGCAATACGGCAACTCTGGTTACAGCATTCTTGGATTGCCTGTTTACACAGACGCAACAGTCGCAACCAACAAAGGCACAGGAACAGATCAAGACACCATCTACATCGGCAATTCGCAAGAGTTGCACTTGTGGGAACAGGGTGATGGAACACCAATGATGCTTCGCTTTGAACAACCAAAGGCTGCTGAACTTGATGTAACGATGATTGTTTACGGCTACAGCGCAGTGACGGCAAATAGATATCCAAATGCTTGGGCACAAATCAACGGCACTGGATTGGTAACGCCTTCGTTTTAGATAGTTACACCAACCTTCTAAGCGAATAAAAATAATTGTTTAGGGTTGCTGATATCCTTCGGGTGTCAGCAACCCTTAGCATTTTTGGAGTGTTTATGAACAAACAAATTGATGCCCTACTTGAAGAACGGGCAGCCTATGTGAAACGCAATCTGCCGAAGCGTGTTGAATCTGTTGATGCTGCTTTGCGTGAACTTGGTTTTGATCACAAATATATGAGCAAAGAGCCACAGATTGAGACAGCGAGCATTGAAGTTGAGGTTGAGAAATCAGTTTTGAAGCGTGGTAAAAAGAAGAAGGCATAGCCAATGGCAATCACGAATGGTTACTGCACTTTGGCAGAACTGAAAGCAGCCTTGCGAATCACTGATTCAACAGATGACACGCTTCTAGAGAACGCTATTGAATCGGCTTCACGCCGAATTGATGGCTACTGTGGCAGGTTCTTTTATCAGACCACCAGCACGGCTGTTCCAATGTTTCCATACAACGAATATTTGCTGGTGTTTAACAGAGATGTAGCGACCACAACAATTACGATCAAGATTGATTCAACAGGTAATGGCACTTATGCTCAGACTTTGGTTCAAGGCACAGATTATGTTTTGCAACCACGAAATGTTCCGATATTCCCACGACCTTATGAGTCGGCACGAATGGTTGGTGGCAATACTTTTCCTCTTCTGACTACGCCAGCATTTGAAACAGTGCAAGTTACTACTGTTTGGGGTTGGGCTGCTGTGCCTGACGATGTGAACCAAGCAACAATTCTGCTCGCTATGCGCCAGTTCGCACGCCTAAACGCTGCTCTAGGTGTGGTTGGTTTCGCAGATATGGCAATCACGGTTCGGGCTGTTGATCCTGATGTGCGTGATCTTCTCTCGCCATATCGCAGGTTCGGTATCGCTTAATGCCTGCCACAGTCTCTCAGGTCGCTTCAGGGCTTGCTACACGCCTCGCTACCATCTCTGGGCTTCGCACTTCGGCTTATCAGCCTGAGCAACTGAATCCGCCGTTTGCTTTCCCTACTTTGAACTCAATCAACTATCACAGGGCGATGGGCGGTGGCGATGTCGTAATGGACTGGACTGTAAATGTGGTGGTCGGCAGATATGTTGATCGTAATTCGTTCACAATTCTTGATGGTTTTCTTTCTTATTCTGGTGCGACAAGTATTCGTGCAGCGATTGAAGGAGACAAGACGCTTGGTGGCGTTTGCCAAACTTTGGTGCTACCATCGGGTGCGAACATAACGAGTTTAAGTTCTGCTGACGCAGAGTTTTTACAAATACAATTCCAAGTAACGGTTCACGGATAGGACATCAAATGGCTAACTATAAAGTGATGAGCGAAAATTGCACACTAGGTAAACAGGGTGAAACAATTAGCGCAGATGATCTTGTCGGCGTGAATGTTGATGCGCTGCTTGACGGTGGACATTTGGCTGAAGTTAATGTTAAAGTTCCTAAACAGGACACGAAAGAAACGGACAAATAGTTATGGCAGTTTTAGTTTTGACAGATGCAGTTATCACGGTGAACTCCGTTGCGTTGAGCGATCACGCAAATAGCATCACATTGAATTACGAAATTGATTCCGTTGAGACAACCGCATTCGGTTCAACAGGACACAAGTTCACAGGTGGGTTGCAGAACAACAGTCTTGATATTGAGTTTATGCAAGACTTTGCAGTATCAAATGTTGAAGCCACGATCTATCCTCTTGTCGGCACAACGACCACAGTTACAGTCAAAGCATCATCGGCTGCTACAAGTGCCACGAACCCGATTTACACTTTGACGGGCACATTTCTCGCAGCGCATACACCTGTGGGTGCAGCCGTTGGCGAGTTGGCAATGACTTCACTATCGTTTACTGGTGGCGTTTTGACAAAGGCAGTTGCTTAATCTAAACAAATAAATCAGAAGGAGAACGAATGAAAATCGCTTTGCAAGTTGAATACCTTGACGGCACGATTGAACCTGTTGATGCTGTGTTCGCTGACTTTGTTGGCTTTGAACGCACTTGGCAAAGATCAGTTGTGAAGTTTGAAACAGAGATGCGCCTCACCGATCTTGCTTGGTTGGCGTGGTCAGCATTGACGCACAGACAGAAAACTAAATTAAAGTTTGACCCTGATTGGATTGCGACTGTGGCGCAGGTTATTCCACGAGATGAGAGTGAAAGCCCTTTAGAGAAATAAAGTTCGGTGATGATTCAGCGCATTGGCTGATCGCTCATCTGGCTCACGAATACCATATTGCGCCTTCGCTTCTTTTGAACGAGAGCGAATCAATGTTGAATACGATGCTCGCTTACCATAACTGGGTGGTGAAGCAAGCGAATCGCAGACGCAGATAGTTGTATGATATGCGCCTATGGCTAACGAGATACAGTTTTATGGCATCAATGAAACGCTGTTCTATCTGAAGAACTATGAGAAAGAACTGTACCAACAGTTCAAAAGCGATCTAGCAGATGCAGCCAAACCATTAACTACCCTTGTTGGTTCAAGGTTTCCTTCTACTGCTTTACAAAATTGGCATAGTTCTGGTGGTCGTGTAGGTGTGAAACGATTGCCACCTTATAACGGTGGAAAAGCACAAACAAAAGTTAAAGGTATCGCTGGCGGTGCAACATCAAAAAATGCTCAAGGTGGTAGGGCGATCTTGCGTATTCAACAAATGGACGCAGGCGGTCAAGTTTATGATTCGGCAGGTGTCGGAAGTTATGAATCAAGAAAATCAACTTTGATTCAAAACTTAGATAAGCACACAAAGGTAAAAAGTGTTCGTGGTAAAACAAGAAGCCGTATAATGTTCGGTGCGGTAAACGCAAACAAGAACTTAATTGAAGAAGCAGTTTTGAAGGTAGTTAAAAGTGTTGATGATCAAACCACAAAACGAATTAACGATTAGGGCACGAGGTAACTGATGGCTGTTGGCATTAACATTCTCACCGATTTTGATTCAAAGGGAATATCAAAAGCGATCACCGAGTTCAAGAAACTAGAAACAACTGGTGAGCAAGCGTCTTTCGTTCTCAAAAAAGCGTTCCTGCCTGCTGTCGCTGCGCTTGGCGCTTTAGCGTTCGCAGGTGTTAAGGCTGCTCAGGCTGCTGCTGCCGATGAACTTGAGCAAGCGAAGTTGGCACAAACATTGGAAAAGGTAACTGGTGCTTCATCTGCGACTGTTGCTTCTACTGAGCAGATGATTGAAGCGATGTCTCGTGCTTCGGGAACTGCTGACACAGAACTTCGTGAGGCTTTGAGTTCGCTGGTCATTGGTTCGGGCGATCTCGCTAAAGCACAAACTGGTTTGGCTTTAGCACAAGATATTGCTACTGCTTCAAATCTGCCGTTGCAGTCTGCTGCCGATGCTTTGGCTAAAGCATACGCTGGCAACTATAAAGCGTTGCAGAAGTTGTCTCCAGCAGTTCGTGATCTGATCAAAGATGGTGCTTCAACCGAAGTTATTTTCCAACAGTTGAGCGACACTTTCGGTGGGGCTACTGCTAACGCAGCCGATACCGCTTCAGGCAAAATGAAGATACTGAAAAACAATATAAGTGAACTTCAGGAAAGTATCGGTGCTGCTTTGTTGCCTGCGCTTGAAAAAATTACTGAAGTATTAAGTGTTTTTGTTGGTTTCTTGGCTGACCATCAAACAACAGTCCTTGTGTTCGCTAGTGCGTTCGGGGTTTTAGCATTAGCGATTGTTGCTTACAATCTTGCATTAAAAATTGGCACTATCGTCAATGTGGCTTTCGGCGCTTCTGCTGCTGCTGCTGCCCTTGCTGCTGCACCTCTCGCTGCTTTTGCCACTGTTTTAATTATCACTATTGTTGCTCTTGCTGCTGCTGTTATTTTGGCTTACAAGAACTTTGAAACTTTCCGAAACATTGTTCACGGTGTATTCAATTTCATCATTCAAATAGTTCAAACATTCATCAACTTCTTTATAGGTGCTTGGAACTCAATCCTGCCTGCGATTAACGCAGCGATAACTGTTGCAAAGTTCTTTGGTGCAGACCTACAAAAACTTGAACGGATTGGTCTTAAATCATTAGGCGGTGTAGGCGAAGCCACTAACCAGACTGAGCAAGACTTGAAGAACCTTGAACGCCAAGCGTTAAGCACGGCTGGGGCTTTGCGTCTGGTTGTTACACCAGAAGATCAACTTAAAACACAATCAGATCGCTACACGGCTGTCGCTTTAAGTCTTGGAAAAATGGTTGATTACACAGGCAAAGGTTACAAAGCGATTGCTAGTGGTGGCGGTGCGGTAGAAACCGCAGCACAGAAACTTGAAAAATATATTGACGCAGTAAAAGGTGTTACACAAGCACAAAGAGGTTTGCGTGATGCCAATAAACAAGTAGATGAATCAAACAAGAGTCTGCTAGAGAAAACCAATGCGCTCAGGGAAGCCCAACGCAAGTTCAACTTGATCACAAACGGTTACGGCAAAGAATCCAAACAAGCCAAAGACGCTGACAACGAAAGATCAAAAGCAGAGCGTGCTGCTGAGCGTGCCAAGTATGCGTTAGAAGAAGCGATCTTCGCTGTTAAAGAGGCTGAAGAAGAGTTGGCAAAAGTTCGTCAAGACCCTGCTTCAACACCGCAGATGATTCGTGAAGCCGAAATCAAACTGGCGCAATCAAAACTGTCTGTCGCTGATGCCACAGATTCTCAGCGTGAATCTTCTGAGGCTTTGGCTGCTGCTCAACAGCGTTTGAATGAGGCTGTGAACGGTGCAGAGAAAGGAAGTGAAGCCTATAAAGATGCGTTAGATGATTTGTTGTCGGCTGAGAAAGCGCAGGCTGATGCTCTTGATGCACGCACTTCGGCGTATGAGCGTTTGGCTGATGCTGTTGAAGCGGTTACTGAGGCTGAGAAGAAACAGCGTGAGGCTGGCAAGGGTGTGTCAGCGAAAGATAAAGCAGCAGCAGATGCGAACGCTACAAAAACTTTAATACCTGACATTGTTTCTGGTGGTGGTGGGACAGGGTTTGATTTTGGTTTCGGTGAAGTAACTCTTGACGATCTGAAGAACATTCGTATTCCTTCGTTAGAAGAATTGTTGGGTGGCGGTTTCGGAACTTTGATGGCAAAGGGTGGCATCGTTACGAAAGCGACAAGCATTATTGCTGGTGAGCGTGGTGCTGAAGCAATCATTCCGTTAGATCGTTTAGGTTCAATGGGTAGCACATACAACATTTCTGTAACTGCTGGTATGGGTGCTGACGGGAAAGATATCGGCACACAAATTGTAAACGCTTTGAAACGGTATGAGCGAACGAATGGTGCTTTGCCTTTGACGGTGGCTTAATGGCTACCACTCTTGCTTCAGGTGAGCAGATCACCGTTCTCGCTGAGGTTGGTTTCATCACGAACTTCTTTGTGCTTGACGATATTGATGCAGGCGTTTTAGATAACACAGAGTTTGTTCTTGACGGAAACCTTGTAGGTGTGGACATTACTGAATATTGTCAAGAGGTTTCTATTACTCGTGGCAGATCAGATCAGTTCTCACAGTTCAATGCTGGTCAATGTTCAATCACTTTGCTAAATAATGACAGACGGTTTGACCCGATCAATACTGCTTCGCCTTATTATGATGTTACGGCTGGGCGTTCAGGTGTTGTGCCACGCCGAAAACTGACAGTTACTTCGGGTGTGAATCCTTTGTTCACGGGGCGTATTACCGATATTGATGTTCAATACAATTACAATCTCAGCACCGTTCAGTTCACGGCTGCCGATGATTTTGTTTTGTTGGCGAACACTGTGGTTGAGAATGATGTTACGCCTAGTGTTGAGTTGTCTGGCGCACGGGTGAACTATTTACTTAATTTGCCTGAGATTGATTACCCTTTGACTTCACGGGACATTGACACAGGGCAAGCAACGCTAGGTGCATACCAAATCAATGCGAACACAAACGCTTTAACTTATTTGCAGTCAATCGCTACGAGTGAACAGGGTGCTTGTTTTGTGGCTGCTGATGGCAAACTAACTTTCACTGATCGGTTGTCTGCTTCGTTTGCGCCGACTGTGGCGGTGTTCTCTGACGCTGGCACAGACATTCCTTATACAGCGTTAGCAGTTATTTATGGGCAAGAGTTTCTTTATAACCGTGTTCAGGCAACGGTTGAGGGTGGCACAGTTCAGGTCGCTGACAACGCCAGTTCGCAAACAGAGTTCGGTATCACAACTTTTGCGTTACCTAATTTGTTGCTTCAAGATGATGCTGCTGCTTTAACTTTGGCGAACTATTTGGTGGCTTTGTATGCTGAGCCACAATATCGTTTTGACGATCTTGGGCTGGTCGTTTCGGCTATGAGTTCAGGTGATCGGGACACGATTAACGCTCTTGAACTTCAAGATGTGGTTGAGATCACCCGAACCTATACGACTGGCAGCCCTGCTTCGGTTACAGAACTTTATGCGGTTGAGCGTTTGAATCATTTGATTTCGGCTGGTGAGCATCGGGTGTCTATCGGTTTGTTTAATACTGAGGTGCTGTTTCAGTTAATTTTAGATGACGCAGTTTTTGGCACGCTTGATGGCGCAAATGCGCTCGCTTGATATACACTAACTGACTATGGCAAGACAGACCTTCACAGCAGCGCAAGTGCTGACCGCAGCACAAATGAACACACTTCAAGACAGCGTGTGGTCTGACGATGTAAACACACAAACAGGCACTTCATACACGCTTGTTTTAACTGATGCAGGCAAACAAGTAACAATGAGCAATGCTTCGGCAAGCATTTTGACTGTGCCACCAAATGCTTCTGTTGCTTTTGCTGTTGGGGTTCGGATTGTTATTATTCAACTTGGTGCAGGGTCAGTAACTTTAACGGCAGGCGCAGGTGTTACAGTATCGTCTGCTTCAACTTCGCTTGCTATGACTCAATATCAAACAGCAGTGTTGGTAAAGCAGGCAACAAATACTTGGATTGCTACACTTGGAAGCGGTGGTAGTTCGGTTTCTGGTGATAGCGATCAAATAGTTTTAGGCACACAAGTTTTCGGATAGCAAAGGAACACAATGGCAACATTTAGTAAGATCGCTTTATCAGGTAGCACAGACGGCAAGATGATTAAGGTTGCACAAACTGCTACTGCTGGCACAACACTTCACACAGGTTCATCTACTGCCACAACCTTTGACGAGATTTGGTTGTATGCAGTGAACAGTTCTGCATCAACAGTAAAACTGACTGTTGAGTGGGGTGGTGTTACTTCGCCTGATGATTTGATTGAGTTCACTGTGCCTGCCGAAGATGGCTTGTATGTCATAGTTGCTGGTCTTGTTATTAAAGGCAACGCAACTCCGCTTGTTGTTCGTGCGTTTGCAGCGACAGCCAATGTTATTAACATCGCAGGTTATGTAAACAGAATCACGGCGTAAGGTTCGACGATGCCTAGATATGGTCAGCGCACACTCGTTGGAAGCAACAGAGAAATTTCTACAATGGGAAAAGCCCCTAGTGGATTATATGGCGTTGCTACAGGTGGCTCATCGTCTAGCATCGTTGTTAGCGGTCAAAGTTATACTCTTTTGACTTTTACTAGCGACACCAATCTTGTAGTAACCAAAACTGGTTTATTTGATGTGTTAATTATTGGTGGCGGTGCAGGTGCGACAGGGAATACGGCTGGTGCTGGTGCATTTAATTATTCAGGTGGCGGTGCAGGTGGCGGTGGTGTGTATGGGGCAGATGGTTCTGCTTCTTTATATTTGACTGCTGGAACTTATGCAATAGATGTTGGTGCTGGCGGAACAGGCGGTAACGGTGCGCTAGGAACATCGGGTGCAACATCATCAATTGGTTCAATAATAAGTATTATCGGTGGTGGCACATCGGGTTCAAGAAGTGTTGTAAGTGCTGGCGCAAATGGTTCGTCAGGTGGTGGCGGTGGCAACTTTGGTGCAGGTGGTTTGGCTTTAGTGCCAAACTTAGGAAACAATGGTGGTTCATCAATTGGTTATTCAGGTGCAGGTGGCGGTGGTGGCGCAGGGGCAGCAGGCGGAAACGCAACTGGCACAGATAACGCTGGCACAGGTGGCACAGGTGGCAACGGTAAAGATATTTCAACCTTTATTAGTGGCTCAACATATTATGCAGGTGCTGGCGGTGGTGGTGGTGGTGCTACTGGTGGTGCTGCTGGGCTTGGTGGTGTTGCTGGAATTTCTGGGACAGTTGGAACAACTCCTGGCAACGCAGGTGTCAATTATGGTGCTGGCGGTGGCGGAACTTCAAAACAAAGTTCGGCTGCAACGGGTGGTGCTGGTGCGGCAGGCGCAGTTTTTGTCAGGTTCAAAGTATGAGCCGACAATATATTTTTCTTGCAGGTTTGCCACGCTCAGGCTCAACGCTTCTTACAAGTATCTTAAATCAAAACCCAAACATTTTTGCCTCATCGTCATCGCCTATTTGTGATGCTCTTTATCACACGCATTTGATATGGCACACAAGACAGGCTTTACAAGCAAACCCAAACCCAGTTGGTGTGCAAAATGTTTTGCAATCACTGATTCCAGCGTTTTACGCTGACCGAACCGAATCAATTATTATTGACAAAGCGTTTAGTTGGGGTATTCCCGACAATCTTTCTGTGCTTGTAAACGCTTTAGGTTATGTGCCAAAGTTTATTGTGATGGACAGAGATATGTCAGAAATTTTGGCATCGTTTCAACGACTTCTTGACAACTCACCCAATTTTGCTCACAATTTACAAACCACCACAATTGACCCGTGCGTAATGTCATACAACAATTTGTTGTCGCAGATACCGCAACAATGTTTTGTGGTTTCGTATGAGCGTTTATGCAACGACACAACAAATCTGCTTAATGAGTTTTACAACTTTATTGAGCAACCAAATTTTCAACACGATTTAACGCACATTGTGAACACTTGCACCGATGATGATGGTGTGTGGGGTCTTACTGAAATGCATAAGGTAATGCCAACAATTAGGACTAAACAATGAAACAATACTTTGCCCAAATCAACGATGACAATGTTGTGACCAATGTTCGTGTCGTCACACAAGATTTTCTTGAAGCAAACCCTGACCGTTACACAGGTCGTTGGGTTGAAACATTTTACGATACGGCAGGCAAAACTTATGCTGGTGTTGGTTTTATTTATGATGATGCTACACAAGATTTTGTTCAACCACCGCCAACTATTCCAAACGAGCCGTAGATGTGGGTCGCAATTTAACTAGGTGGCTTATACCGCTACCAGCAATCCTGTTCACAGTTTTCCCACAAACTGTAAACGCTGAACCTGTCTTAGGTTTGAACGCTGTCGGCTACACGATAAACGAGATACCGCCAACCCGATTAGACACGATCTACCAGACTTGCGGAAGCGAAACAGAAAACAACATCAACCGAAACTTTGAAGGCGAACCATTCCAACAATGCGGTGATGATCTATTTATGATTCATTACACAGGGTTCATTACTGTTCCTGAGAACGACACGATTCAGTTTATGATCGCAGCCGATGACGGTGGCACAGTTCAGATCGGGGAAACTTTGTTTGGCACTTGGGAAGATAAAGGCTGCTCTTGGTCTGAGATCACTACCGATTCTTTTCCTGCTGGTTCATATTCGCTTGATGGCTGGTTTTACGAGAACGGCGGTTCAACCTGTTTTATGTTGGTTTGGAATATTGATGACACAGGTTGGGCGATTGTCCCTGATGAGGCGTTTACTTCTAGTAGTAACCCAACCACCACAACAACAGCCACGACCACGACAACCACAAGCACACTCCCAGAGACAACAACAACAACTTCAACGACATCATCATCTACGACCACCACCACCACTGCACCGACAACCACAACCACTTTGCCCGAAACAACAACCAGCGCATCTACATCAACCCTTGTTCAAGAAAGTTCCACAACGACTTCACAAGTTCAGTCAAGCACAACCAACCAAACGACAACAACAACGACAATCCCTGCCACGACCACGACAACAACCGAAGCACCATATACGCCACCTCAGACATCTACTACCGAACCTGAACCCGAACCCACGACAACAACAACCACATCAGAAACCACCACGACCACGACCAGCCTGCCAGAATCCACAACAACAGAGACAACAGAAGAAACATTTGTTCAGACTACCGTTACTGAACCTGAACCTGAGAGCAGCACTACCACAGAGCCATCAGATTCAACCGTGCCAAACGAAACAGTGCCAGCCCTACCCTTACCCCCAGATAACGATTTGGAAGCGTCTAATGCGATTGTAGAGCCTGTGTTTGAGGTAGAAACAGAGGAATCGGGCGAGATCAGCGACAAAGTGTTTGATCAGATACTTGAAGCGATATCTGAGGCAACACCTGAAAAGGTGGTCGCAATCGTGGAAGCAATCTTGGAAACAAAGGTGAGCCAAGAGCAGGCGATTGAACTGGTTACATCGCCCGAAGTGTTGGCTGCTGTAACTGAAGAACAGGCTGAACAAATCTTTGAGGAGATCGCACCTGAAGAATTATCTGAAGCACAAGCCGAAGCAATAACTGAAGCGGTGCAGAACGCACCAACAAAAGTTAAAGAAGCGTTTGAGAAAGTGATTGACATTTTTGGTTCACAGTTTGAAAACTATGTGCCGACAGGTTCAAACATTCCTGTATCGCAGCGCAGAAGTCTTGTCGCTATCGGTGGGCTTTTGACTATGCTTCCACCGCCTGTAAGGATTAAACAATGAAAAAAGTTTTGAACTATCTTGCCGATAACACTTGGACTTGGGCTGGCACAGGGCTGGTCTTAATCACTTTGTCTGGCACAACTTTCAAGCAGGCTCTTATACTCACGGCGATTGCGATTGTTATACACTCTGTTATCACTTTAGGCACAAAGGAAGATCAATGAAAAAAGCACAAGACATCGCACAAAGATTACTTTCACTCTTTATGGCAAACGCTCTCGCCATCGTTACAGGTTCGGCAATCGTTGGCGGTATCCCTGTTTGGAAAGCAGCAGCACTCGCAGGGTTCACGGCTGTCGCTCAGGTCGCAGAGAAACTAGCGAAGGCTTCGGTTGATGGCAATTTGACTGCACAAGAAATCTCTGACGCTTTCGGAGGCAACGGCAAACAGATCGCTAAGAAGAAGGCTGCAAAATGAAACGCCCATACACGGGCAACACAGACGGACTCGCTGAAGGTGAGCGAAAAGGTTTAGCAGTTTTCATTAAAGAGTTGTGTGCTTTGTATCCTGCGCTTTGGAACAACGGAAGTTTCGTGAATCGTTCTATGCGAGGCAAACAAGGTTCGCTATCTGTTCACGCAACTGGTCGTGCCTGCGATCTGTCGTTCAGGTTTATGGCGAAAGAGAAGCGTGGCATCGCTGAAGGTGGCAGAAAGCAAGCGATGGAAGCAATAGATTTTGTTGTTAAGAACGCTGACGCTTTCGGGCTTGAAGCGATACTTGACTATTTCCCGATGCCACACGGCAGAGGGTGGAGGTGTGATCGTGGTGGTTGGTCTATTTACACGAAGGCAACGATTCACGGTGCGCCTATGGGTGATTGGGTTCACTTTGAGATTGCGCCGTTACTGGCAGATAATCCTGAAGCGATGCGTGAAGCGTTCGCCAAAGCAAAGCAACAGGTCGCATAATGAGCGAATCATTCGCTGCCATCACCGTTGCTCTCATCAGCACGATTGGGGTTGTGCTGGTAGGTTTAATGCAGTTATTCAAAAAGGAAGCAAGAGAAAATGCGAGAGTTAATCACGAAGATCACGCAATAGTTCAGCAACAGTTACGAATGATATTCAAATCGGTTGGCAGAGTAGATGACAAGTTAGAAAAACACTTAGATCAACACACAGAAGGAACGACAAGTGGGAAAACTCTTAAAAGAAATCCGTGATACGCCACCAGTTAGAGGCGGATTACCAAAAAAGATTGACATTATTCTTGAACAGTTAGATGAGCAAGATCGTAAAGATTTATTAGACGCACTCAACGATCACACGATTCAAGCGACAACGATTTATCGTGTGTTGAAGAAGCGTGGTTTTGATATCGGGCGCAAATGTATCAACCGATACAGAGGCTTTTACAATGAGTCTTAAAGATGAGATTGTAAATGTTGATACCGATTTGATTCGGATTCGTAAACAGCGTGATGCTCTAAACAATCAGAACGCCAGACTGACCACAAGACTTGAGGAGTTAGAAAAGACGCTTGCGATTGTTGATCGTGTGAACGGTGTAATCATTGACCCCCCTTCTTGGCTTGCCCCGAAGAAACCTAAATCATCTGCTGCAACTCTCGTAGTGATGTTGAGTGATACACACTTTGACGAAGTGGTGAACGCTGAGGAGATGGAAGGCTTGAACTGTTACAACCGTGAGATCGCTGTGATGCGATTAGAGAGGTGGACACAGAATGTGATCAAACTTTCACGCCACTATCTGTCGGGCGTTACTTATGACGGTGTAGTGGTTATTTTGGGTGGCGATATTTTTACAGGCGATATTCACGAAGAACTCGCACTCACAAACGAGGACACAATGATTGGCTCACTGTTGTTCTGGTCTGAACAGGTTGCTGCTGCTATCGGACTGCTTACTGACGAGTTCGGCAAATGCTATGTAACAAGTGTGGTTGGTAATCACGGGCGCACGACACGGAAACCACGAATGAAGCAACGGGTGAAAACAAACTTTGATTATCTGCTTGCGAAGATGGTTGAAAGAAACTTCAGAACAGATAAGCGGATTACTTTTGATATTCCTGAATCGGCTGATGCGTTAATCAAGATTTATGGTTACGGTCATTTGATTACGCACGGCGATCAAGTTTCTGGCGGTGGTGGTATCGGCGGAATCTATCCACCGATTATGAGAATGAGAGCAAGGAAGCAAGCACGATATATGGCTTCAGGTAAATCGTTTCAAACTTTGTGGCTTGGTCATTGGCATCAATACATTTCAACCCCGTCAATGATAGTTAATGGCTGCCTAAAGGGAGCCGATGAATATTCCCTGATAATGGGTTTTTCTCACGAACCACCTCAACAAGCGTTGGCGATTGTTACACCTGAAAGAAACATCACGATCCAAGCACCTGTGTTTTGTTTAGATCGTAAGAAAGAAGGCTGGTGAGTTATGGGAACGATTGTGCTGATTGTTTGGCACGATGCTCATTCGGTTGCTTCTACTTGGATTGATGTTGCCGATATTGATGTTGAGCCTGCGGTGGTTGAGAGTGTCGGTTTCTTGTTGGCTGATGCAAAGCCAAGACATATTGTGTTGGCGCAGAGTTTGACGGGTGATGAGTGTGATCATATTTTGGCTGTGCCTGTTGAGATGGTTCGTTCTATGAAAGTGTTGTGCGCTGATGGATATGTCAAAAGCAATCAAGTATTCTGAAAAGTTGTGCGGAGTGTTCTCCTTCTCCGCTTCGCATACGAGTTGAGTTGCCCTTGCAGAAATGTTAGGGCAACTCCTCGTAATTTCTAAAAAGTTTTGTGAGCGAAAAAATGCGTGAATATTTTTTTAAGATTTTTTTTGAGCCTTATTTTACTTAGGCAGTTTTGTCGTTTTTGATGTTTTTGGATTTCACAAAGTTTTCTATCTGATAGAATGTATATATCGGATAAATAATCCGATAGTTCAAGAGGAGGACTAATGAGGGTAGATCAGAAATGGATTTGCACAACTTGTGCAAATCAAATCATCACACATATCAAGTTAAGCGATAGACCAACTTGTGCAAACAAGCACAATCAAGTCAAGATGGTTACACCAACAAAGAAATAGATTAGACAACAAACAAAGTTCAAGAGGAGGACTTATGGCAAAACAAGTTAGATGGAAGTGCCCGATATGTGATGACGGGCTGCTCGCACCAACCCGACCACGCAGGAATGATGTTAGGCGATACTGTCTGCCCTGCTCAGCGAAGTCAGGCAGGCTGGTTGATCGTGTCGCACCTTCATTGGAGAAGCAGAGAGAGAAGCGCACGGCGATTGTTCAGCAGCAACAGAAAGCGAAGCGTGTGCGTATCGCAACAAAGTTGCAGCCAAAGAAAGAACGATGGAAACGATGGGAACAAAGACAAGCGGTCTTCAACAAAGAAGCAGATCGCATTTGGGCATTGTTTTACCCGCAAGGCACAAATCGTAAACGACCATTAATTAAAATTGTGTTCTCTCGTAATGGTGGTTGCAGTGGTGTTAATTATGGAAATGACGTCATAGTTCGGGTTGGTCGTTGGTCATCAGGTGGTGCTTCGGCTTGGGAAGTCTTGGCGCACGAACTTTGTCACTCTGTTATCCCGACAAATAAAAATGATGGTTCGCACGGTAAGGCTTTCTATGTTGCACTGAAGAATGTAATTGAGGCTAGATGGAAAGTGCGAATGGACTGGTCATCAATAAATGGTTACACAACTTCATCTCACTCTTGGGGCTACAAAGTTGATTGGCTGATGCAAGAACAGTTAGAGAAAACCGATGTTGTGAAGTTCAGTTATCCAGCAGATCAGATAGATGAGAAGTGTTAAAAGCCTTATTCTATAAGGCTCAAATGAATTAGGTGATTGGGTCGGGGCGTGTATATAATTGACTTATCAAGTTCAAGAGGA